GATATATTGCGTCGTGTAACCATAGTTGTATCGCGAATCATAGTAAACGCCGTCACCGGTTCTCTCGTAGTTTTTATTCCTAAAGAACCACGCGAGGGTCTGCACAGGAAATGACGCTGTAAGGTTTACCTGTGGGTTTGAAATATTGAATTGCAAGGACGACTCCTTCTTGACGGAGTTCACTATATACCGTAGAGGTGTGTTCTTGTAGTAAAGACGTTCCTTAGTGTCGAGAAGAATCTCTTCAGTGATCAATTTTGGATACAAATTAGTCCCGGTCGGGTAAATATCAAATGTATTGGGAACCGCTACGTTAGACCACCACGTGTTTGGTTGAAAAGTGAAACGTAAGTATATCTTTTGGTTCCTCATGGCGCATATAGGGAAGTATGGTTTGCGCAGCCTCTGTCGCCCCGTTGTTCGGGAATATCTTCGGCAAAAAAAGAATTCAAGTGGAATGAATACCTCATTGGCCACACCAGTCATGAGGGTCGTCGTCCCGTTTTGCTCGTCGGCATCCAAGAACAACTGGTCCCGGATAACGTACCAGTCGTCATAAAGAGTCTCGACGGTCGTTTCGTTAATCATAAACTCGACCTGTTTGATAAGGTGCCGTCCTATGTTTGCCGCCGTCACATATGGAGCAGGTATGGTCGGCAGCGTCACCTTCAGATACATATTAGAAAACAAATCTCCCAGTTGAGTCGGTAAGAGTTCTAGAGTGATGACCTGACCTTGATAGGTGGGGTTCGGTGAAGGAAATGGTATTACACGTTGGTACATCACATGGTTCGTGTGTTGTTTGAATTTTGGATTAAAATTAGAATTATCCGGATCCTTTGTGAATAGTTTTTCATCTTGGGGGCCGGTTGCGAAAAGGGCCAATATGGCGGCCGAGCTGAAACCCATATTCTTCACCTCCTCTAACCGACCACTGATGTCACTCGATGGCTCGGTATTTTCATTCAGGTTTCTGAAATTCATATATGTACCCGTTTGAACATTCGAGTTGAGTTCAACGACCGGCACTACTACGTTGACACCGGTGTTAAAATTACCAGGAATAAATGCCGAAGTGAAATCGGCTTCCCGTGTGACGACGGGTGGTCCGTTTACATATACGGGCGTGGCATTGTTCACCGGAACGACACCATCTAGACCCTGTAGATAGGCTACGTTGACATAGGTTGAGTTTCCGTTTTTATCAAGACCGTTAAAAATATTCTCTCTGTAGTCTGAAACTTGATAGGTCCCGGGCAAGGTCGGAAGACCCGTCACGACCCAACCTTCCGTGAAGCCAAACGGGGTAGGACCTGTAAAGAAAAATGCAGGGATAGACTCCTTTACGACATAGTATCCATAAAGAGACCCCGACAGCCGTCTTGACACGTAGGGTATGACCCCTGGTGGATAAAGAGTTACGGCTGTCGCGTTTTGATAGCCATCTATAGTCTGGTTGGTGTCAGATTGAAACGTGAACTTCCACGTGTAACCCTCTGAGTTTTCTACACCGGGTGTATAGTAAGCATATAGAATTTGAAGCTGACCTAGCATCCCGGTCATGCCCGTTGCTGACCAACCGGTTGTTATAGTCTGATTTGGAGGAAGGGTCGTTGCATAGAATGTCGCTTCTTTGGTCCCAGTGACTTTGTAAAAACCGTTCACTCCGACGGGACTTGGTGTGTCATTCTGTGCAGGAAACGTGTCCAGTGGTATGTCCGGACGAAACCGTTTTATGTAATTCAAAAAGTTGTTCACTGACTCTTGAACATCATTCTGGACGGGTATCGCGTCCATATCTACAAGTCACTCAGGTTATTTTTCCACATCTGTACCACAGTTGTGGACTTGACGGTATCACGCTCCGACTGCTTCTGCCGACACAGTGCTGTAAGCCGTTCAACCTCTTCACGCGTGTACTGATAAGTCTTGATATCAAGCAGCTTTGGCCAGATGAGCTCGTCGTACTTTTCACGACGGAGCTGTTCGTGAATCTGAGCCAGTGGGGTGTTGAAAACATACAGCCGTGGGGTAACAGCGACATCCCGGATGAACCGCGCCTTCTCCGTCAGCCACTGAATCTCGGCATCGAGCTCCTTGAGCAGGTGGGCCTTGCGTTTCTTGTACCCGACCAGGCGCATCTCCATGTAGTCAACCAGAATCTCCTCCGGGCTATTGTACTTCTTGACCGCTCCGTTCGGCCCAATAAGGTACATATTGCTCGTGTGGACGCTCCGAACCAGCCCCAAGTCCTTGATGGCGTCAGTGCCCGTGTAGCCCCAAATGCGAAAGTCGGGAGAGGTCTCGGTTGAATGGTTCTCGAACTTCTGGATAGTGCCCTTGTCGACCAGCTCGTCCATGTGCTCCTTGAAGTCCTGAATCCACTTTCCGGGTGGCAGCTCTGTAACGTGGAGTTGGCTCCCCTCCTTTGTGACGACGCCCGTCAGCTGCCACGTGTGATCCTTGATTTTCTTCACCTGACCCCTGAACCCCTTGAAGTGAGGGACCATAGGCGCCATCGCCACCTGCTCCAACCCACACACTATGTTGTGCTTGATGACGTCCAGGTCATATGGCGGTACATAGCAACTGAAACCCGTGCCGATACCCTCCGCCCCGTTCACCAGGATCATCGGCACGACCGGTAGATAGTGGTCGGGCTCCACCTTCTGCCCGTCATCCAAAACGAATTTTAGAATAGAATTGTCATTCGGATCAAAAATGGTTTTCGTCTGGGGACTTAGGCGGGTGAAGATGTACCTGGGGCTGGCCGAGTCCTTGCCGCCAGCTAGCCTGGTTCCGAACTGGCCGCTCGGCTCCAGGAGATTCAGGTTATTGGCACCCATGAAATTCTGAGCCAGGCCGATGATGGTGCCCTGCAGGCTCGCCTCGCCGTGGTGGTAGGCTGTGTGCTCTGCCACATAACCTGCCAGCTGGGCCACCTTCATGTCCTTCGTCAACCCCCTCTTCATGCAGGCGTAAATGACCTTGCGCTGACTCGGCTTCAGGCCGTCCGCCACGTGTGGGATGGACCGCTTGATGTCCTCAGCACTGAAGTTGGCCATGTCACGATGGATGAAATCCGTAACAGACAGTTGCTTGACGTGGCCGTAGGGTATGCCCGGTGGGGTGTGGGCCATGTGCTGAGTCAGCCACTCCTTCCGGTTGTCCGCCTTGGCCTTGGCGAAAGCCAGGACCATCGACTCATCCATTTTTGGATCAGAATTGAAGGCGACCGTCAACTTTTCAATCTGTTTGAAGTATTCCTTGGCCTCTGCACTGGTCGAGGTGCCCAGACCCTTGTAGTACTTGACGTTTCCGGAGAAAACCGCGACGGACTGCTGCGCAGTCCTGAACTCCTCCTCTGTGAAATACCACACCTTACCCGCCTTGATGACAGGTGTCACCATGGACACCACAAATCCCAGCTCAATGAGATTCGGCCAGTACACGTGGAACATGTTCAGGACCAGGCCCTTGATGTGGGACCCATCCAGGTCAGCGTCAGTCATAATCATGAGTCGGCCGTAGCGCAATTCTCTCACAGAATTGTAGACCTTGCCATGCTGAAGTCCGATGATCTTCTTGAGGCTGGAAAATTCCTCGTTATCAGTCACGGTCTTTACAGACACGTCACGCACATTACGAGGCTTTCCCCGGAGTGGAAACACGCCATATGCGTTGCGACCTACAACGCTCAGCCCGGCAATGGCCAGAGCTTTCGCCGAGTCACCCTCGGTAATAATAAGCGTGCAGTCGTGGCTCCGGTGAGTACCGGCCCAGTTGGCGTCGTCGAGCTTGGGAATGCCAGAAATACGGGACTTCTTGGATCCATCGGTCTTCTTGAGTTCTTTCTCGACAAGCGAGAGCCCTTTGGACACCAGGTCATCGAGAATACCCGTGGCCAGGACATCCTTGACGAATTTTGGTTTCAATTCAATGACGTCCTGTATCTTTGAAGTGCACTCAGCCTTGGTCTGACTCGAGAATGTCGGGTTGATGACCACGGCCCGTACGAACACAAAGAGTGACGCCTTGATTTGAGCAGGCTTGAGCGTCGAGCACCGCTTGTCGGCGGCGATGGCTTCACACAGAGCCTTGGTCACCTTGTCCACGTGGCTTCCACCCTTGGAGGTATAGATGCCGTTGACCCACGAGCACTGCTGGAACCCTCCACTTTTCGAGTGTGCCACCACAATGTCAAACGCGTCCGTGTGCATCCTGGCTAGAGGCAAGTCGCCGACGTGCATCCGGGCGTACTCCTCGAAGCTCGGGACCTTCAGCAATTCCTTGTTCAAATATACCTCTGTCTTGGAGCACCACATAGCCGCATCCCACGCGCGTTTCTCCACGAGTTTAGCAAATTCACCCGGTCCGCCGAAGCGCTCCCAGTCTGGGTAGAAAGTGACGGAGACGTACGGAGAGATCTTGTCAGCCGATGTGGCGACGG